TCGCGGCCAGGACGAGGCCCATGAGGGCCTGCAGCCAGAGGGGGCTCATCGGTCACCTCGCAGCCAATCGGGGTAGTCGCCGTCGAAGGGCTCGGCGGGCGTCGCGTCGTCGCGGATGAACCGCTCGGTCGGGATCGTCAGGCGCTCGACGAGGATCTCGGCGGTGTAGAGGATGTCGCGCAACTCGCTCTCGGAGATGGCGTGGCAGTTGTAGTGCTGCGCGTTGATCTCCTCGACCTCCTTGGCGACCGCGTTCAGGATCTCCCAGACCTGATCGCAGGTGCGGCGGCGAAGCAGCGCGAGGTCGGCGAGGCTGCGCTCGGCGTTTTCGACGTCGGTCATCATGGTTCTCACTCCTCCAGCGCGGCCTGAAGCGCGTCGCGCGCCTCGAAGGTGAGCTCGCCGATCAGCGTGTCGGCGTTGAGCAGGGCGTCGCGCCAGTTGCGCTTGGCCTGCGCGTCCTGCGCGTCGGTGAAGCCCGAGGGCTCCTGCCACTCGCGCTCGGTGACCTCGCGCAGCTCCTCCAGCGCGGCGACGATCTTGTTCATCGCCTGCGTCTCGGCGCGCTTGAGGCGGCGCAGGCTCGCCTCGATGAAGTCGTAGTAGTCGCGCGTGTGCGCGTACTTTTCGCCGTGATCGTTTTCGTCGCGAAGCATCTTTTGTCCCTCCTGGTTGCTGCCCGGCACCACCCGGACCAGAGGGAACATACACCATCGCTTTACCCGCGCAAGCGCTTTCCGCGAAATTGTGTGCTTGACCTCTACACCGCGCGTGTAGTAGCCGTCGCGGATGACCCTGACCGACTTCATCGCTGCCCTCGGCGGCACCTACGCCACCGCCCGCGCGTTCTCGACGACGCCGCAGGCCATCTCCAACTGGAAGCGCCGCCAGCGGCTGCCTGCGGCCCGGCAGCTCGAAGCCTTCCGCATCGCGCGCGCCAAGCGCCTCGCGTTCGACCCGGTCGCCGCGACGCGCCGCGAGGCCAGGCGATGAAGCGCGACACCGCAATCGAGCGCGTGTCGAACGCGTTGCGGGCCGAGGGCGGGCGCGCTTCGACGCAGCGGCTGTGCGAAGTTCTGCCCGGCATGGGCCGGGGGTTGGTGTTGATGGCCCTCGCGCACTTGAAGCGCCGCGAGCTGGTAGACAGCGACTACGCTCCGCGCAAGCAGCCCGAGTGCGGCTGGACCTACTGGTTCACGCCCGCGAAGAAGATGCATCGCGGCAGCCGTTTCAAGGCGGCGGTGTCGAACGGCTACACCCGGCTCGTCGTCGAGTACCTCGACGCGGCTGGCGGCGAGGCGCCGATCGACGCATGGCTCGCGTGGAGCGCGCAGATCACGCATCGGGTGCGGCTGCACTCGGGCGTCCACAGCCTGCGGCGGCGCGGGCTGATCGAGGTCGGCAAGGCGCGCGTTCGGCTGACCGACAAGGGCAGGCAAGCGCTCGCGCTTGGTCGCACCGTCGCTCCCATCGCGCCGACCATCGCGGACTTCGAGGACATCGCCGAGCCCGAGACGCGCTCGACCGATCCCGAGGCCTGCGTCGCGCGCGCCGAGAAGCTCTGGCCGAAGCTGATGCGCGGCCGCAGGTACGAGGACATCCCGGCGCACCTCATTCGCCCGCAGCGCCTGCTGCGATGGACGCCGCCGCTGCAAGAGCGGTCGATGACCGGGTCGAGCGGGGCGATGCTGGCCGAGAGCCGCGATGCGACGGGAGGGACGCCATGAGGAACAATCCGTTCTTTTTGAAGGGTCCGGCAGTTGTCTCGTTCAGCGGCGGCAGGACGTCCGCCTACATGCTCTGTCGTATCGTCCAAGCGCATGGCGGCGAGCTGCCGAGCGACGTCCTGGTCATCTTCGCCAACACCGGCAAGGAGATGCCGCAGACGCTCGATTTCGTGCGCGATTGCGGCGAGCGATGGGGCGTGCCGATCATGTGGGTCGAGTACGCCGACCACGACGAGGTCGCGCAGCGGTGGCGCATCACCAGCTACGCCGACGCCAGCCGCGCGGGCGAGCCGTTCGCGGCGCTGATCCGGCGCAAGAAGATGCTGCCCAACGTCGTCGCCAGGTTCTGCACGGCCGACCTCAAGATCCGCGCCATGCACCGCATGTTGAAGGCGACGCTGGGTTGGGACGAGTGGACCGAGGCCGTTGGCCTGCGCGCGGACGAGATGCACAGGGTCTCGCGCATCAAGGCGTCCAACGAAGGCAATCGGTACGTTGTCTGTCCGTTAGCAGATGCTGGCATCACGAAGCGCGACGTAGCGGCGTTCTGGGAGCGGCAGAACTTCGATTTGCAGCTACCCAACATCAACGGCCGCACACCGCACGGGAACTGCGACCTGTGCTTCCTGAAACCCATTGCCACCGTGCGCGCTATCATGCGTGACATTCCGGGCTCGGCGGACTGGTGGGTGCAACAGGAGAAAGTGTACGGTGATCAATGGCGCAAGGATTGGCCGTCATACGCCCAGATAGCCGCCAATGTGGAGGCAAGCGCAGACCTGTTCGCAGAAGAGGGCAGGGCCACTGAATGCTTCTGCAATGGTGATACATGAAGCGGACATGGAGCGGCGTCATCTTGGGCGAGCCCGCCAGCAAGGCCAACAGCCGCCGCATCGTGCGGTTCGGGTCGAAGTTGCGGGTCATCAAGAGCGAGAAGGGCCTCGCGTATATCGAGGCCGTTTCGAGGCAAGTTCCCGAGCTGCCAGCGCAGGACCAGCTGCTCGAGCCGATCCGCATGACCGCTCACATCTACTACGCCTCGCGGCGACCGGACCTCGATCCGTCGCTGATCCTCGACGCGCTGCAGGGCCGCGTCTACCGCAACGACCGCGCGGTGAGAGAAATGCACCTGTATCACCACCTCGACCGGGACAATCCCCGCGCCGAGATCCTTCTGGAGGAGATGACCAATGACGAATGACGACCTGACCCGCTACGCCGAGCGCCTGACGCGCCTGCTCGACGCCGCCGACGAGGTGCGCGACGACCTCAAGGAGTTGAAGGTCGAGATCAAGAGCGCGGGCTACGACCCGGCGGCGCTGGTTCGCGTCGTGCAGTTGCGCCGCGACGAGCGCAAGCGGGCGCGCGAGCAGGAGCGGCTGCAGGCGGTGACGCTCTACGCCGACCGGCTGGGCGTCCAGCTCGACCTCGGGATCTAGGAACAGGCCAGGCCCTCCCTTGCTGTGGCCGGCGGGCTGCGGAACCTAAAAGCGATCCAGCGGGCTTTGCCCGTCAACCGGTCCCTGGCCGGTGCGTTTACCGGATGGATCGCTCCCGCCACCTAACCCAAACGGAGGAAGCAATGGTTCTCGGATGGCAGGATTTCGTCGTGATCGGCATCATCGTCTGGGCGCTGCTGGACGGCAGGAGGTGATGATGGCAGGACGACCAGATAGCTGGATGCCGCTGTACGTCGCGGACTACCTCGCGGACACGGCGCATCTGACCGCCGCCCAGAGCGGCGCCTACCTCCACCTCATCATGGCCTACTGGCGAGCCGGCGGGCCGCTGCGCCTGAGCGACGACGCGCTTGCTCGAGCGGCCAGGATGACGCCTGACGAGTGGATCGAGAACCGTGACGCGGTGCTTGCGTTCTTCGCGGTCTCGTCCGGTCAGATCCGTCATGGCCGGATCGACCACGAACTGGCCGAGGCCGCCCGCCTCTACGACGCCCGCAAGAGGCGCACCGAGGCCGCGACCGCCGCGAGGGCCGCGCGCAACGTAACGGACAACGTAACGATGAACGTAACGTCCGACGTAACGGACAACGTAACGTGCATACAACCACAACCACAACCACAACCACCCTTTCCTTCGGAAAGAACAAGTTCTGAGAAACCGGTTCTGGGGGGTGCAGGGGGGAAGCGCGCAGAGCGCGCCGACCGAGGAGCCCGCCTGCCCGACGATTGGTCGCCTTCGGAGGATGACCGCGCCTTCGCCTGCAGCCTCGGCGTCGCGGTCGATCGCGAGGCGGCGTCGTTCCGCGACTACTGGCACAGCAAGCCCGGCGCGGACGGGCGGAAGGTCAACTGGAGCGCGACCTGGAGGAACTGGGTGCGCCGCAGCAGCGAACGGAGGACGACGAATGGCACAGGATCTCGCACGGGCAACGGCTTTCTCGCAGTCGCTCGCGAACTGGCTGCAGAGGGCCGAGACCGAGACGCCGGGTTCGCAGCTTTCGATCCCCCCGAGCGTCCGGACCGAGGCTGAGCGCGCCCTGCAGGCCGTCGAGGACGCGTTGCAGCCCGCGCCGCAGGCGACGGTCGAGCGGTGGCTCGGCGCGCTTGGGACGCTCGTCGCGGGCCAGATCAGCGCCGAGGACGCCAGGACGCGGATCGCGGCTTACGCGGCGATGCTGAACTATCCGCGCCATGCATATACCCGCTCGAGCCTTGATGCGGCGGCGCGGTCCTGCAAGTGGTTCCCGAGCTACGCCGAGGTCTGCCAGCTGCTCGACGCCGAGGTCGCGGCCGCGCACCGCCAGCGGCACCTCCTGCGGCGAGCGATCGCGGCGCCGGTCGAGGGCGACAGGCCGGTGGGGCGGTACTCGGCCATGACCGACGCCCAGAGGGCGGAATTCGACGCCGCGATGGCGAAGTTCCGGTCGAGGTTCGCCTCGGATGCCGCTAGAAACGCCGAGGATGGCTCAGGAACGCCGGAAGCCCGCTGACCCTACGCGGGGTAGCGGGCGACCGGGCTTCGGCGCTCCTAGGGCCGTTTTAGAGCGTTTCGGGTCGGAGGTGGGGTGGGAGGCGCTGGTAGGCCTCGCGGAGGGCTTGGCGCCATTCGGGCGCCGCGAGGAGGTCGGTGTCGGCGACGCCCCGGCGCAGGAGGACGTCCCGCAGGGCCTCGGCGTCGAGGAGGGAGGCCTCGCCCATCGCGTGGCGGAGGCGGGCAAGGCTCATGGCGGGGTGGACGCGCATCACGCGCGGCTCCGGTCGGCCTCGGCGTCGATGCCGGCGTCGATGGCGATCTCCTCGGCGGTGAGGTCGGTGTCCTGCCTCAGCGTGCGTTCCTGCGCCATCGCGAGGAGCATCGGCAGGCGCGCCGTGAGCTCGGCGACGTGCTCGTCGTTGCGCCCCTCCAAGGCGAGGGCGTTGCGGATGTACCGCAGGCCCATCTGCTTTTCCGCGCAGGAGATTGTGCGGGAGAAGGCGGCGCGGTACTGGTGGAGCGTCTTGGCCATCGTGGCCTCCCTTGGTTGGCGCCTCGGCGCCGTTGCGATGCGAGGAACATACACCGCCGGTTTCGCAGCACCATTGCAAAGAACGCAGGGCGATATGCGGTTGACGCATGGCGTGGGGCGGGGCAATCTTCTGAACCTTGGCTTAACAAAAGGCAGCTCGTGATCCAGATCGAGCGCGTCGCGATCGCGGCGCTTATCCCATATGTGCGGAACTCACGCACTCACTCGGACGCTCAGGTTGCGCAGATCGCCGCTAGCATCCGCGAGTTCGGCTTCACGAATCCCGTGTTGCTGGACGAGGCGAACGGCATCATCGCCGGCCACGGCCGCGTGCTGGCCGCGCGTAAGCTCGGGATGCAGGACGTTCCGGCAATTCGGCTGGCGCACCTGACCGAGGCGCAGAAGCGGGCCTATGTGATCGCCGACAATAAGCTGGCGCTCAACGCGGGCTGGGACGAAGAGCTGCTGCGCCTGGAGTTGAAGGATCTGCAGGATCTCAATTTCGACGTGGCGCTGACCGGCTTCAGCACCGAAGAGCTTGACGCGCTTATGGCGCCGCCGGGAACCGAGGGCCTGACCGATCCTGACGCGGTGCCAGAAGCGCCAGAGCATCCTGTCTCGGTGCCGGGCGACGTCTGGCTGCTTGGTCGGCACCGGCTGGCTTGCGGCGACTGCACCGATCCGCTCGTCGTGGAGAAAGCGCTGGCCGGCGTGAAGCCGCACCTGATGGTGACGGACCCGCCGTATGGGGTGAACTACGACCCGAATTGGCGCAATGAGCCCGAAAAGCTGAACCTCAAGTCTGGGTCCGCAATGAAGCCACGGACAGCGGCGGTCGGGCGCGTGCTCAACGATGATAGGTCAGACTGGACCGAAACTTGGGCGCTCTTCCCCGGAGACGTTGTCTACATTTGGCACGGTGAACGACAAAGCCCGGAACTGGTGGCGCACTTGCGAAACTGTGGCTTCGAGCCGCGCAATCTGATCGTTTGGGCAAAATCAAGCCTTGTGATCAGCCGAGGCCACTACCACCCGCAGCACGAGACATGCTGGTATGCGGTGCGGAAATCAGCTACCGCGCATTGGGCCGGCGACAGGAAGCAGTCAACGCTTTGGCAAATTGACAAGCCCCGGAAGTCCGAGACCGGCCACGGCACCCAAAAGCCGGTCGAGTGCATGCGCCGGCCGATCGAGAACAACTCGTCGCCTGGCCAAGCCGTCTACGAGCCGTTCTCCGGCTCCGGCACAACGATCATCGCCGCCGAAATGACTGGCCGCGCTTGCCACGCCATCGAGCTGAATGCGGCCTATGTCGATGTGGCGATCAAGCGCTGGCAGGAATTCACCGGGCAGGCCGCCACGCTTGAGGGCGATGGACGCAGCTTCACCGATGTAGCGACCGAGCGATGCAAAGCCGCCGCATGAGCGCCGTCGAGGCCATCGCCAACGTGGCGATCGGCTATCTCGTGGCGGTGGCCGCGAACGTGGTCATCCTGCCGCTTTTCGGCCTGCATCCGAGTGCGTTCGACAGCTTCGCCATTGGCGCGCTGTTCACGGCCGTTTCGCTGGTTCGATCTTACGCGCTGCGCCGTCTTTTCAACGGCTTTCGTTCGGCTTAGGTTGCGCGCATGGTCATGCCAGCGCACAAGCCAACTGAAGAGCGCCGCCGCCAGGTTGAGCAGGCCTCAGGCCTTGGCCTCCCGCACGACCAGATAGCGGCGCTGATCGGCATCAGCGACGAGACGCTCCGCAAATACTACAAGACCGAGCTAGCGGTCGGGAAGGCGAAGGCCTCGGCGCAAGTCGCCAAGACGCTGTTCAACAAGGCGGTCGTGCAGGGCGATACCACGGCGATGATCTGGTGGACCAAAGCGCAGATGCGCTGGGCCGAGACGCAGCGCCACGAGAATTCTGGTCCTGACGGCGGTCCCCAGGTCATCCGCTACGAGTGGAGCGAGCCCGAGTGAGCGCGCCGCGCGTTCAGACGGTCAAGTTGCCCTACGCGCCTCGACGGGCGTTCCTGCCATTCCATAAGCGCACCCAGCGCTGGGCCTGCCTCGTCGCGCATCGGCGCGCCGGCAAGACGGTCGCGGCGGTCAACGATTTGATCCGCGCCGCGATCACCGCGCAGCGGCCGCACGCGCACTACGCTTACGTTGCGCCATATCGCTCGCAGGCCAAGTCCGTCGCCTGGGACTACCTGAAACGCTATGCCGAGCCCGCGACCGCTGGCGTCAACGAGGCCGAGCTGCTGCTCACGACGCACACGGGCGCGAAGATCCAGCTGTTCGGCGCGGACAACGCCGACGCCATGCGCGGCCTCGGCTTCGACGGCGTCTACTTGGACGAGTACGGCGACTTTCGCCCGAGTGTCTGGGGCAACGTCATCCGCCCGACGCTCTCGGACAGAGCTGGCTGGGCGGTGATCGGCGGGACGCCAAAGGGCAGGAACCAGTTCTACGAGGCCTTCGACGCCGCGCAGCGCAGCCCAGACTGGTTCTGCCTGCGCCTGCCGGCCAGCGCCTCGGGCATCCTGCCGCCGACCGAGCTTCACGCCCTGCGCGCGCAGTTGACGCAGGACCAGTACGACCAGGAATACGAGTGCAGCTTCGAGGCCGCGATCCTCGGGGCGTTCTACGGCGTCGAGATGCGCGAGGCCTCGGACGCCGGGCGCATCGGGCGCGTCCCGCACGATCCCGATCGCCCGGTGTTCACGGCGTGGGACATCGGATACCGCGACGATACCGCCATCTGGTTCTATCAGGTCGCTGGCGGCGAGATCCACGTGCTGGACTACCACGCCAGCAGCGGCTCGACCGTCGCGGACCTAGCCGAGGTCGTCGCAGGCAAGCCGTTCCGCTACGCCCGCCATCACCTCCCGCACGACGCGCGCGCCAAGACGTTGGCGAGCGGAGGCCGCAGCGTGGTCGAGCAGCTCGCGGCGCTGCTCGGCGGCATCGGCAAGTTTCAGATCGTGGCCGACCTCGGCGTGCAGGACGGCATCCAAGCCGCGCGCCTGGTCCTGCCACGCTGTTGGTTCGATGCCGACCTCTGCCGCGAGGGTATCGAGGCCCTGCGCCAGTACCAGCGCGAGTACGACGAGGACAAGCGCGCCTTCCGCGCGACGCCTAGGCACGATTGGACCTCGCATCCTGCCGACGCTTTTCGTATGCTGGCGGTCGCGTGGCGCGAGGAAGCGCCCGTCGAGCCGCCTCGGGCCGACCGCCCGCTGCTCGTCGGTGCCGCAAACGCAGCCACGCTGAACGACATGTGGGCCGCGCACGACGCGCGCAGCAGGAGCGCCAGGATATGAGCGAGTCGAGCGAGTACCACGCCGCGATGGGCGAGTTCGCCGGGCATATGCTCTGCACCGCCATCGCCTCGCTGATCGACGCGACGATCTACAAACTCCGATTTCTTTCGTGAGGAGGCCCAGATGGCCGGCGTCAGCTACCCCTACCGCTACCAGTACGAGACCGTCGCGGTCTCGCAATCGAACCAGGCTCTCGGCGGCACGGGCGCTGCGGGAGACTACCTGCACCGCCTCGTCGTCGCCGTCGCGACCGCCGCGACCTCGACGGTCTCGGTTATTGACGGTTCGACGACGATCCTGTCGATACCCGCAAACACGCCCATCGGCGTCTACGACGTGGACATCGAAGCGGCGGCGGTGACCGGCCCGTGGAAGATCACGACCGGCGCGGGCGTCACCGTCCTCGCGGTCGGCATCTTCTCGGCGTGATGCCATGAACAAGGCTGGCCTCTACGCCAACATCCTTGCCAAGCAGGAGCGGATCAAGGCCGGCTCCGGCGAGAAGATGAAGCGCCCCGGCGAGAAGGGCAGGCCGAGCGAGGCCGACTTCAAGCAGGCCGCGAAGACCGCGAAGCCGGAGAACAAGCGATGAGCAGCCCGGCTTGGCAGCGCAAGGAAGGCCAGAACCCCAAGGGCGGGCTCAACGAGAAGGGCCGCGCCTCGTACAAGGCCGAGACCGGCGGCACGCTTAAGGCTCCCGTGAAGAGCGGCGACAACCCGCGCCGCGCCTCGTTCCTCGCTCGCATGGGCAACATGCCCGGCCCGATGGAGAAGAACGGCAAGCCGACCCGCCTCGCCCTGGCGCTGCGCGCGTGGGGCGCGTCGAGCAAGGAAGACGCCAAGTCCAAGGCCCGCGCCATCAGCGCGCGCAACAAGGAGTGATGCCATGGCGATGAGCCGCGAAGAGCAGGACGCATTTGACCGCCGCATGGCGGGCATCATGGACCCGATGCTGCGCCCCGAAGGCACCGCCGGAGGCCCGGTGCGGTCCTACTCGCTCGACGACATCCGCCGCTTCCTCGGCTTCGGTAACCGCCCCGCGATGTCGCCCGCCGAGGTCGCGGACGCCGCGCAGATGTACGAGCGACTGCCCAACCCCGCGCTGCCCCCGACGCCGCCCGGCGGCTACGACGCCCCGTCGCCGTCGATCCCGTACATGCCCTCGACCGACCCGCGCGGCGCTGCGGCCTTGATCCCGCCGCCGCCGGCCCCGCGCGCTGCCCGGCCTCGTCCGCGCCTTCCGGTCATGCAAGGCGTCCCGAGCGAGGCAGACCTGCAGTTCCAGCCCGCACGCATCGACACGTTCGGTGGCCTGTCGCCTGCGGACATGGCGGCGATGGCCGCGCCCGCGCCCGTGCCGTCCCCTGTGATGGACCCAATTGGCCCGCCGCCGGCCCGGCCGATCGCCGCGCGCGGCCGCCCGTCGCCTGCCGATCTCGCTCGGGCGTTGCGCGAGTCCGACGAGCGGTTCGCGCGTAGCACCGCGCAGCGATGATCACCATCGCCACAGTCCTGCGCTCCGGCGGCGAGTACGAGCCCCGGCACGTCGTCGCGCTTCGCGACATGTGTCGGCGGTTCGTTCCCATGCACCGCTTCATCTGCCTGACAGACAAGCCCAACGCGCTGCCGCTGGAGACGATCGAGCTTCTCCACGATTGGCCGGGCTGGTGGTCGAAGATGGAGATCTTCCGGCTGCGCGGGCCGGTGCTGTACCTCGACCTCGACACCGTGATCGTGCGGGACATCTCGCCGGTCATCGAGCTGGCGGGCGACGACGAGTTCGTCATTCTGCGCGACTTCTACCGGGGCCGGATGAACAAGGCCGCGATGCAGTCGAGCATGATGCTGTGGTCGGGCGACATGTCGCGCCTCTACCGCGCCTTTCGCGAGGACCCGCGCTTCTACCTCGGCGGCGACCAGGAGTGGCTCGAGCAGCACCTCGACATCGCGCCCGCCTACTGGCAGGACATCTGCCCGCGTTCGATCAGCAGCTTCAAGGCCAACCCGCGCTCGGCCTCAGAGCGCATCATCATCTTCCACGGCCACCCGCGCCCGTGGGAACAGGACGAGGTCAAGTATGCAGCGGCGTGAAGGCTGGCACGTTCCAGACGCCGATCAGGTGGCGCTGGAGATCATCCTCGCGGAGGTCAACGACCTCTGGACCGACATCCTGCCGCTGACCTCGGGCCGTCGCACGGTCGTGCAGGCGGGCGGCAACATCGGCATCTGGCCGGTCGCGCTGGCCGGGCATTTCGAGAAGGTGCTGACGGTCGAGCCCGACGAGGAGAACCACGCGGCGCTGCTGCTGAACCTCGACGAGCGGCTCAAGGGCGCCGACCGGGCGAAGGTCTCGGCCTATCGCGGCGCGTTCGGCGCGTCTGCCGGCACGGGCGCAATGGACAGGTTCGATCGCCACAACATCGGCGCGCATCGCGTGAAGAACGGCGCCGAGTTCTCGATCATGCGGATCGACAGCTTCGACATCGACGACTGCGACCTCCTGTGCCTCGACGTCGAGGGCTACGAACATTTCGCGGTGCAGGGCGCGAAGGAGACGATCTTCCGCTCCTGGCCGACCATCGTGCTGGAGTTGAAGGGCCTGGGCGAGCGGTACGGCGCGACCGACGTTGACACCATCACCATGCTGGCCGATTGGGGCTACATGATCGCGGGCCATGTGCATCGCGACGTCATCTTCCGAAGGAGGCCGTGATGGCCGACGTCCAGCCGACCGGCGTGCAGAAGTTCCTGCAGGTGATCTCGACCTACGAGACCGAATTCACCCGCTGGGAGAAGCGCTGCACCAAGATCATCAAGCGCTACCGCGACGACACGCGCACGCAGTCGGGCAACGAGACGGTCAAGTTCAACATCTTCTGGTCGAACGTCCAGACGCTGATCCCGGCGGTGTACGCCAAGCTGCCGAAGGCCTCAGCCAAGCGGCGCTTCGGCGACCGCGACCAGATCGGGCGCGTGGCGGCGCAGCTGATCGAGCGCGCGCTGGACTACGAGATCGAGCACTACCCCGACTTCCGCGCCACGATGAAGTACGCCGTAGAGGACCGCTTCCTCGGCGGGCGCGGCGTCGCGTGGGTCCGGTACGAGCCGCATGTCCGCGCGCAGGAACTGGCGCTGCCCGAGGATGGCGCGCAGGTCACCGAGGACGTTGACGAGGACGGCAACCTCCCCGAGGGCGCGGAGATGCCCGAGGAGATCGAGTACGAGTGCGCGCCGGTGGACTACGTCCATTGGAAGGACTTCGGCCACTCCTCGGCCAGGACATGGGAAGAGGTCACGCAGGTGTGGCGCTGGGTCTACATGACCCGCGAGGCGCTGGTGGAGCGCTTCGGCGAGGACATGGGCCGCAAGATCCCGCTCGACAGCGGCCCCGACAACCTCGACGGCCCCAACCGCAAGCGCGAAGGCACCCGAGCGAAGATCTGCGAACTCTGGTGCAAGGAGACCCAGAAGGTCTACTGGCTGCACAAGGGAATGGCGCAGTTCGTGGACGAGCGCGACGACCCGCTCGGGCTGGAAGGGTTCTATCCCTGCCCGAAGCCGCTCTACGCGACGACGACCTCGGACAACCTCGTCCCGGTGCCCGACTTCCTGCTGTATCAGGATCAGGCCAACGAGTTGGACATCCTCTCCGACCGCATCGACGGGCTGGTCAAGGCGCTGCGGATGCGCGGCGTCTACGATGCCTCGCAGCCCGCGCTCCAGCGCCTGCTGACCGAGGGCGACAACAACACGCTGATCCCGGTCGATAAGTGGATGGCGTTCGGGGAGAAGGGCGGCCTGAAGGGGTCGATCGACCTCCTGCCGCTCGACACCCTCGCGCAGGCGCTGATCCAGTGCTACGGCGCGCGCGAGCAGATCAAGTCGCAGATCTACGAGATCACCGGCATCTCGGACATCATCCGAGGCCAGACCGCCGCGAGCGAGACGGCCACGGCGCAGCAGATCAAGGGCCAGTACGCCGGACTGCGGCTGCGGTCGATGCAAGAGGAGGTGGCGCTGTTCGCCTCCGAACTGATCCGCCTCAAGGCGCAGATCATCGCGACCAAGTTCCAGCCGCAGACGATCCTCGCCTACGCCGCCGCGCAGCAGATGTCGCCCGAGGACCAGCAGCTGATCCCCCAGGCGCTGCAGGTGCTGGCCGACAAGCCGCTGCGGAACTTCCGCATCGAGGTCGCGTCGGACAGCCTCGTCCAGATCGACGAGCAGCAGAACAAGCAGGACCGGCTGGAGTTCGTGCAGGCCTACGGAGGTTTCCTTGAGCGCGCGCTGCCGGTCGTGCAGCAGGCTCCGCAGGCCGCCGGCATCGTCATCGAGCTGATGAAGTACGGGATCGGCGCGTTCAAGCAGGCCGAACCGCTGGAAGGCACCCTTGATCGGATGCTGGAGGAGATCACCGCCCAGCAGCAGGCGCAGGCCGCCGCGCCGCCGCAGCCCGATCCCGAGCAGATGAAGATGCAGGCCGACACCGCCATCGCGCAGCAGAAGGCGCAGTTCGACGCCCAGATGCAGCAGGCCAAGCTGCAGGCCGACATGCAGATCGAGCAGATGAAGGCGCAGGCCGCCGCCGCGCTGGAGGAGCAACGCCAGCGCTTCGAGGCCGCGCTTAAGAGCGAGGAGCTGGCCCAGAAGGTCGCGCTGGAGCAGGAGAAGGCCCGTCTCGACGCCGAAACCAAGATCATGGTCGCGCGCATCGGCGTCAGCGGCGTGGACACGCCCGGCCTCGACATCGTCAGCCAAGCCACCGACCGCTTCGCCACCGGCATGTCCGAGGACGTCCGCTCCATGATCCAGCAGATGGTGCAGGACAGCATGGCGCGCGACGAGCGCGTGATCGCAATGATGCAGGCGCTCATGCAATCGATGGGCGCGCCCAAACGAATTGTCCGTGGGCCAGACGGCCGGGCAATCGGGATTGAGATCAATGCATGATCGGAATCTGGGATTCTGGTCTCTGGGATAGTGCGACTTGGAGCGACGGCTCCGTCATTGTCGTCGATGACACGCACGACGGCGACTACCTCGGCAAGAAGCTCAAGCGCGAGCGCGAGGAGGTCGAGGCGCGTCGGCGCCGGGTGCTGGAACTCTACGAGCGGATCGTGGAGGGGCTGGAGCCTGCGCCCGAGGAAGTCGAGCAGGCTGTCTCGGCAGCCATCGAAGCAGTCGGCGTGGAGACGCGCGCCGACATCATCGAGGCCCCGTCGATCG